GGTCGGGAAGGCATAGGTGTAAACCTTGCCGCTCCCGCCCGTATCCGTGACGCCAGTGATGACGTTCTTCACGCCAGCGCTCAGGATGATCGGAAGTTGCTCGAATGTAGCCGGTACGCTATCAAACGAAACAGCCGCCAGCAGCTTAGGTACATAGTTCCTGTCAATGCCTGACAGATAACCAATGTCCTCGTCCGGGAAGATAACCTCCCGCTGGTCTTCGATAACGCCAGTTCCGCGCCATCTGAGGTCTGCTGCTACGGCTGTTCCGGCAGTCGTTTCAGCGCCCAGTAATAACTTTCTCAATGCTTTAATGCCCATCATTCACCTCGCTTTGAATGTCGATCTTTTTGTCTTTTTCTTTGATGTACAACCCTGATTCCAGGAGTTGCTTGATGCCGTAAAACTTCGCTTCTTCATCGGTCAGGTCACGCGCCGGCACGCCGTGAATCCAACCGTCACCGATATACTTATACATTTGCAACCTCCCTGTATTTCATCCTGGCGTGATTCGCCTCCCACAACGATCTCAACGGCTCGCGGTGTTCTACTGAGTTTTGTCGTTTCAGGTAACTCCCCAGCGGCTCTCTCACGTGGTAAAACTTCACGCCCTTGCTTGCCAGTCGCATCCAAAATTCATAATCGCCAGCGCTCTTGTAGGTTTCATCGAAGTAACCGAACTGCTTATGCAACCTCACCCTCCACATCGGCATTGGCCCCAAGAAGCACGCCTTGATCAACTTATCCAGCCCGCCCTCTTTCCAGCGGTACTCACCGATCGGATTGCCGCCGATTTCCTCAACGATGGAAACGTCCGGGTAAACCACGCCGTAAGTCGTTTCCTTGTCCAAAATGTCAGCCATTTTCTTTAGCGCGTGAGGCGCGAGGCGGTCATCACAATTCGCGTTCGTGACATACGGGGTGTTACTTGCCTTGATGCCGATGTTCCATGCCTCATACACGCCCGGAATGTCGTTAGTCTGGATAATCTCAACCTGTGGGAAACGCGCACATATCCCGGCCTCAATGGATCCCTTTTGCGCGACGGCGATAATGTCCACCTTCTCGGTCTGACTGACAAGGTTTTCCAGCCTGCCTTGAATGTAATCCTCTGCGAAATATGCGCTGATGATTGCCGTCACTCTACCAGTCATTGATATTCCCTTTTTCGAATACCTGTTCTTTCGTTCCCGGTGTGAGGTTGATAATCCTGCGCCCGTGAACTTCATACATCGCCCTTGCCAGTTTGTAGGCGTGTTCGCTCCGTACCAGGTCGGGGTTATTCCAATGCTTCCCCTTGAAATAATCAGGGTGGAAGTGGTTCGGGTCGTTGCCGTCCAGTACCATCTCTTGATTCGGAGCGCCGTGATACTGGAATGAGTGGTCAACGCCAACGAGTAACACATTCTTGAAGCCCATGTAATACGCGATCTGCATACAAACAAATGTTACGGTGTGCCCCTCGTGGATCCATTGACTCGCGTCCTGCGAGAACACCACCACGCCGGATGAGTTCAACGGTAAGCAGGTATCATCGAAACAATACGAGGCTGGTAAAAACTTCGGCGCGTCTATCTTTGCAATGTCCTCTGCAAACTGGCTGATTACCAGCGGGTTCACGGAGCAGTAATACGTCGGGGTGAAGCCGTCCATCAGGTAGATTCTATTTGTCCCAAATGTCGGGTACTTTTTCAGGAAGTCAAGCGGTACATCTCTCAATGACGGTCCGTTTCCGATAATCAAACAGGTTTCGCCTTCGTGTAAATCCCTGTAATATCGCCACGATCCTGGCGCTTGCGTGTTCGCTGTAATATCAGACATGCGCTAATGCCCTCTTGTATCTCTGGAATGAACCGCAATCGAAGTACCAGGCGAGTGAGTACGTCCCCCATCCGAGTTGCTCCATTGCCATATTGAACGCTTGCGTGTAATCCCTAATTTCAGGCAAGTATTTCTTCCATAACTCGACGCATTCCCTTGACCATACCAGCGTTCCCCACGCGGTTTGTGGAGGTGCTAGTGATGCGCTCTTGTCAACGATTTCGCCGTTCAATAACACGCCGTAATTCTGCGGGTCAAATGTCTCAAACAACCCGAGCATAAACCGGTGGTCTGGTAATTCAGGGAATCTTCCCTGCTCCTGCATTGTGTCCGGCATGATGAAGTAATACCAATCCGCGTCAATGTTCAATGTCGATGCTATCGCGCCCCAAATATCAGGCTTGTCCACCTGCGTTACAAACTCGACGTTCCTTCCCTGCAAGGCTACGGAGTGCGCCGCGATCTTCTGCGGGTTCGTGACAATGATTGTTGTGTCAACCGGTATCATTTCGAGCGTGTCAACCGCGCGGGATAGCAGGGTCATGGATTCGCCAACGGGTAGAAGTTCCTTGAACACGCCGCCGAATCTATGAGCCGAGCCGGCAGCCGGTACAATTCCGAGTCTATCCATCGTATGGCCTCGTGTGTAACTTGATGCTGTGTTTTTCCTCGAACCTCATTCTGTTTTCAAGGCGTACGCTTTCATAGCCGTCAATATCCCAGCGTGTTTTTCCGTCGTAGTGGTAGAACGGCAGTTTGAAAGGTTTTGTGTCTATGCCATGTTGCTTCGCCCGGTAGCAGTAATCCACGTCCTCATATGCGCATATCTTAAAACGCGGGTCAAACTCACCAACAATGAACGCCGCCGTCCTGTGTACTAAAAATATCCACGAAGATAACCAGTTGAATGTCGGTTCGCTGTACACGGTCATTCCGTAAATTGTGTTCGGGTCAAGTTCTTTTATCAGGCTCTCAAACGCTCCGTCACAACGAACATCATTGTTAAGAACTAATATCCATTGCCCGTGCGTGTGGTCGATGCCGTAATTGATCGCTTCCGCGTAACTCACGCGCTTGTCCAACCGTTGAATGTGAGGAGCGTCCGGGTAGGGCTTCTCGCTCGCGTTATCTATCACGCACAATTCCACGTCCGGGTGGTGCGCCCAAATCCCGTTGATCAATGGGCGCGTGTATTCTTCCCAGCCGTTGATACCAACAATGATGACGCTAAGCATGGGCTTCATCCTCGCTAATCATCATTTCAGGATGCTTGTCACGCCACACCTGCCATGTGCTGCCGTCGATGATTGCCGGGGTAATGTGCGGGCTGGTCACGGTCAAATCTACCCACATCTTGATGCCGTGTTCTACGCACTTTTTGTTGAACCCAATGTCTTCACCAGGCCACGCGTCACGCCACGCTTGCGAGTAATCATTCACGAACCATGGGGGCGGGATGGTCTCTAATACTTCACGCGCTATGAGGATGCTACCTGTCCCAAGCCGGTCAACTTCCAGAATCTCGTCTTCCTTGTCCCATGCGATCGTGTACATCGAGCCGTCCGAGCCGATCTTGTACGCGCACGGGTCGTAAGGCTCTGAACGCCTGTAATTCAGCCCACCCACGACTTGATACTTCTTCGAGTCCTTCAGCACCCAGCGCGCCAGCCTTTGGATAATGTCAGTCGGGTGTACGTGGTCAATGTCGAGCATGAGGAGGTGGGTGAAGTCTGTCTTCAAGAGTTCCATGCTTGCCCGGTTGCGTGCTAAATCCGTTCTCATGTAGGGCATATTCAGCACCACCGGCCCCTGTGCGGCAATCTGCATGAAGGAGGGGAACACTAAATCTGCGTAACTGATGGTGCGCTCCAGGAGGAACGCGACGAGGATGCGCGGGAACGCCCAACTCATAATCGGGTACTGCTCCAAAACGTTTTTCTTCTCGACCAATTTGTCTCCTATATCGCGCTCTGAATCTTTATGTCTCGCACGGTGTACCTGAATCCCACCGTGTCAATTCCGGCGTAGTTCATAGCGATTAAGCCGGTACTCGTGATGCTTCCAAAAGTCGATACCGTGTTATTCAGTTTCGTGTCGTAGAGGTCGTCAAAGAGTTTCAACGGAATGTCATCGTATAACGCCACGATTCGCTTGTGCGCCTGCGGAAGCGTGTTGCGCGGCGTGTGGATTTCAATTACCACGTTGTAAAGCGCGGTCATGTAACCAGACGGTAATCCAGGAATGAACTCCGACTCGCCAGGGTACATAACGACCCAATTCTCCACAGTTGGCAAGGCTTCCGGAAGGTATTGATCCGCGCCCTTGATACCGGATATGCCCTCAATGACTGTCTGCATTCTCGCGATTGCGTCTTGTATCGCCATTACACCCGCCTCACGTATGGAGAAAGTAGCATCTTAACGTCCGGGTCAAGGTCGGGGATTGTCATGCCCTGTTGCATATCCCCACCAGCGACCACGCCAAACGGCGCGTCTTTCCTCTTGAACAGCCGGATGCTTTGAATCTTGCACGCCTCACTCACCGGCTTCGGGGTGACCGCGCTGAATCCAAACGAGCCGACGATCTGCACCGCGCGTTTCACGCCAAGAGGGAAGCTGTGACTGCCATACCCGCTTGCTTCGATCCACGTGTAGGGGCGTCCATTCTCCCCCGCGTTGAACGGCATGAGGTGGTAATCAGATGCGCTCCATGTCGTTTCAAACGTGCCGTCGTTGTCATCGTCGGTCTTGAGGCTGGCCACGCTGATTATGTCATCGGTGTAAATCGCGTCAATGGAAATCGGAGCGTAGTATCTGGTATCTGTCTCCGCGTAGAACCTGCGCCCGGTGTGGTTGTCGATCAACCGGCTGACGCTCTCAATGGTCGATTCCAGATAGAAGTCGTCATCTCTTTCGTCAAGCGGTATGCCGAGCGCGGTCTTGACTGTTACGAGCGTTGTGTAGCCGTTTGATATGGTCATTATTTCACCTTGATACCCTTAGCATGAGCGGGTTTTTCCACCACCTTGACGGCAGGCTTGACCAGCTCCGCGTACCCGCCCCGTAGAAAGTTGTCACACGCGACGGGGTCTAACAGATCAACTTCTTGACCTTCCTTGAACCTGATAGATCTTCCGTCTACCAGCCCGTTGAAGTTCTGCAAAATTCGTATCTTCATGTTTATCCTTTGTCCTGGAGGTATTACCCTCCAGGACGTCTTTACACTAAGTTCGCACGTACTCGGCAACAAATGTCGCGAGGTTCGGGTCGGCTGCTACGCCGTTCCTCCCGTACAGCAGCGCAACCGCGCCATGCAAAACTGCCGCCGTGCCACAAGTCCCGTAAAGTTTCATATGGGGCTTCGCGGAGT